TATCAACGACGACCACAACAGAACCACCAGCAGTTCCAACACCTGTTACACAGCCTCAAATATCCGAGCCAGAACCCGTTGATACTTCCGTTCCTGTAGAGCCTGAACCAAACGAGACAGACACCACAGAGCCACCAGTAGAGGAAGCCATCCCAGAAACGACGCTTCCCGAAGAAACAACCACAACAGATGAAACGTATCCTGAGCCATCCCCTGACACTACAGACGAACCAGTTGAGGACACAACTCTCCCTGAAGTGGACACAACCCTGCCAGAAACCCCTGAAACACCCCTAGAAGCCCCTCTAAGCGACGAAGAAGTGGATTCGCTAATAGCAGAGGCAGAAACCACAGAAGCCCTCGTAGAAGCCCTAGCCGAACTCAGCCCAGAACAGGTTGAACAGGTCATTGAATCCCTGCTCGCTGAGGAACCAACCCAAGAACAGGCAACAGCCCTCGCGTCCAGCCCCGAAGTCCTAGCCGTCATCAGCACCGAACAAGCGCAAGAAATCTTTGAAGCGTTAGACGTAGCCGAACTGTCTGACACACAAACCGAAGAACTCATCGCAGCAATCGAATCCGCCTCCACCGAAATCCGTGAAGAATTTGAAGACACCATTGACATCTTCGGCGAAGGCTTAGACGACTACACCCCTACTGGCTCAAACATTCCTGTAGGAGAACGCCGAACCCTGATCGCTGCCACCGTAGGGTTAACCCTCGCCGCAGCAGGTACTAGAATTAGACGCTAATGAGAAAACTCTTGGACTACCTAGCAGACAACGCATGGACATGGGCTGGCACAGGCATGGTCCTCATCACCCTCTCAGGCCCGACACTACGACAGGCAACCCTCATAACCGGAATAGTCGTTTTGGTACACTCGTCACTAACCCTCTCCAAGAAAGACTAGACATGGCAAAGCTTCAAAACATCATCTTCCGCATCTTCGCACTATTCGGATCATCCGCATTGGCTGCTGTAGCCGGTGGTGCTTTGATTGGCGTAGACCTATGGAAGTCGGCAGCACTTGCTGGCATCATGGCTTGCGCCCAAGTGGTCGAGAAGTTGTTGCGTTTCAGCGTTGACGGTTCACTCACCAAAGAAGAAATCGAACTCGCGTTTACTGGCGCGGTGAAGGCGAAGCCTGAAGTAGCCGAATAATGGCTATGAAGAAAAAGGTTTCGGTCAATGATCTACCGATCATCCCTGTTGTCCTTTGCTCATGTCTAAAGAACGCCAAACCTGGTGAACTCCCTGAGAAACTTCTTCGCAAGATTGAAGGCAAAGGCAAGTTGCACCATTGTGCAGCAGATGCGTACGAGGCGATGGATGCGGCAGCAAACGCTGAAGGAATTGACCTTAGCCCAACAAGTCCAGCGGACACATATCGCACACTTGCGGTACAAGAGTACGGATTCTTCCAGCGATACACCACCAACGTAATTGCAGGTCAGAAGCCTCGCATCTATCAGGGCAAAGCGTGGTATTTGAAGAAAGGTATGGCGATGCTCGCTGTGCCTGGTACGTCGAAGCATAACCTCGGTATCGCCATTGATATTGCGAACGCTAACGGCCCACGTTTGGAATGGTTGAAGAAGAACGCTGTGTCGTTCGGCTTCTCATGGGAAGTAATACCAAGCGAACCGTGGCATTTGCGTTATGTCACCGGCGACAAGAAACCTCAGCGAGTCCTTGACTGGCTTGCGAGTAAAGCAGTCTGATGTGGATGCTGGGATCGCTCTCGTTCTTGCTGCTGCTGTTACTGGTGCTTTTGGTCTGCTGACCGTAGTAATCCAACGTTTCAAAGCTGAGAACCGTAAAGACCATGACACCGTTATGGCTATGTTGCGTCTAATGCGTAGGGCGCAAGACCGCACCGAAGACAAAGTGGACAAGGTTTCTGAACGTTTGACGGAACACATCACCAAGCACTAGGGTAAGTCACCCAAAGAAAGGTGCTTGCAAATGGCAAAAGGATTAACTACCGTTGAGTTAACTTTGGTGCGTGACTGTCTCTTGAAATCTAATCCTGGGAGGGATCAAGCTGACGCACTATGGGAAGTTATCGAGAAGATAAACAAACTCATAGAGGGAGCAAGAGTTGAACAAGCCCGTAAAGCAAAGTCTGTTAAGTGAAATACGATCTGAAAAGGTTGTACCGTCAGGCCGCATCCCAAGAATCCAGCGTGTACTTGAAGGAATGGATGAGACAGATCGCAAAGAACTTGTCGAAGCGTTAGACGATCATCTCATTCCCGCTCCCGCAATTAGCAGGGTGTTAGAGCGACGAGGAATAGACTTAGACGCATCTTCAATCAACAAGTACCGTCGAGGGGAATTCGCTCATGTCACTAAAGGATGAATTAGAGGAGCAATCCCAACCGCCTGAGAACCAACGTGCATGGGCTGAAGTAACACCCGATGGTGGTGAGATTTCTACTGGTGTTCTACCTACACCAATCACATCAGACTGGACAGCAATACTTGTCGGGTTCGGTTTAGACCCAACCGTATTTGAAGTTGTTGATGACACAGTACGAATGTCTAAGTGGCAAACCTCTAAGCGTTTAGAGAACGGTGACAGAGATGTTGCATGGCTGTACTCGTATCGTGCCAGGTTCCGTCGAAAAGCAAACAGGGTTTTACCTGATGAAGATATTGAGGCGTTACGACAGAAGGTTTCCAAATGGAAGCAACCTAAACGCCCCGCAAACAAACCATCGGATGAGCCACCATCCACGTTCGTAATCAACTGGGCTGACCTACAACTAGGTAAGTCTGCTGGCGGTGGTGTCGAAGCAACCGTCGAACGGGTGCTGGAATCATTGGAGAAAACAGTTCAACAACTCCATGACCTTCGCCGTAAAGGCAGGAACATTGAGGGTGCGGCATTAGTGAACATGGGTGATCCGTTTGAGGGTTGCGATGGGAACTATGCGAGCCAGCTCTTTACCGTTGAACTCACTCAACGTGAACAGTTACTACTCGGTGCAGACCTGTTCTCTAAAGGCATCAGCACTATCGCATCACTTGTTGATGTGTTGGATGTTGTTGGTGTGTTGTGTAACCACGGGGAGTGGACACGCCGAAATGGGAAAGCCGTAACATCAGACTCAGACAACGCTGGTGGATTCCTCATGGATGTTCTGTACCGAATCCTTGACACACAGATACCGAACCTTGAATGGACTATCCCACACGATGAGATGGTCACAACCAAAGTGTTTTCCGATGTGAAACTTGCGTTCGCTCACGGCCATAAGATCACCGGCAAAGAAGTTGAATGGTTGAACTCACAGTCAATAATGATTCTGCGTGAACAAGGACGCGAACCTGACCTGTGGATCACAGCACACAAACATCACTTGCAAGTCACCGATCATGGTGCATACACCCGTATCCAATGCCCGTCAATGGACGGTGGATCAAAGTGGTTTGCTGACTCTAAAGGTATTTGGTCTACCCCAGGTACGCTCACGCTGCTGGTGGGTCGCCATGACAAACGGAACTGGTCTGATTTGGAAGTCCTATGACAGACGCACGTTTATGCCTATGCGTATATCGTGGGGTGATCCCTCGATCCCCTGACTGTGGAGAAAAGCCCGATGACTTTGATGAATAGAACCGTCGTTTACATCCAGTGGGCTGACACCCATCTGTCTGAAGGTGGCTGGCTGAACATGGACGAATATGAGGACGACGGGGAATGTCTCGTAGACACCGTAGGGTTCCTAGTACCAGTCGGTGAACCAGGTTCCAAAGATAACCATGTGACCGTATGGCAAACCATTTGCAAAGAAGAAGGCATCCACGCTATACATATCCCTGTAGCGATGGTGCGCGACATGAAAGCGATTGACTTGACAGTAACCGTGTCACACCCCTAGATTAAAAATACCTGCACAAACCATAGGAGGAACAATGCAGAATCTATCAACTATCCCCAAGCCAACACACGGCAGCCAAGACTGGCTTAACCTACGTTGGGCAAACGAAAAAGGTGAGAAACGAATCACCGCATCAGTAGCCGCAGCAATTCATGGTGAACACAAATACACCACACCAGCTGACCTAGCGGTAGAACTATTGGCAGACACACCCCCTGTGCCAACAGAACAAAACGATGCGATGCGTCGAGGCACAATCCTTGAAGCCCCACTCATGGGTTGGGCAGGAGAAATCCTCAACGAAACCATCACCGAACCATCAGAGATGTACTGCTACGAAGAAAACGGTGTACGCCTCATGTCCACAATGGATGGTCGTTCACTCACCGGCAAGTTTTATGAACTCAAAACCTATAACAAGCGTTGGACGGGACAACTTTCCCGAACCTGGTACTGGCAAGGAGTTCAACAAGCGATATGTACTGGTAGTCACGAAATCTATTGGATCATATTTGACAGCGACCTGCAACTTCAGTTCCATACACAGACCGTGACCAGTGACGAGAAACAACTCCACATTGAGGCAGCCCGCAAATTCTTGGGGTTCATCGACATGGGCATGATGCCTGACATAGCTGATCCCACCTATGACAACGCCAGTACGCTCTACCCCGAAGGTTATGGAAACACAGTCGTACTCGGCCATGAGGTGTACGCGAGTTTAGAACGTTTAGCGCAGGCACGTGAGCAGAAGAAGCAGGCTGAAGCAGTCGAGGAACTTATCAAGGGTGAGTTGGCGATGCTGTTGCAGGACGCTGAGTATGGTGCGATTGACGGAACCCAGGTCGTATCGTGGAAGAACAGCAAACGCACATCGTTTGACACCAAGAAGTTTGAGGCAGAACATCCTGCGTTGGCAGAGAAGTTTAAGAAAACATCAACCTTCCGCACTATGCGGATCATCGCTAAGGAGGCGAAGTAATGAAACTAGAAGAAATCATCAGCAAGTACGGCGTACCTGATCCGAAGATCGTAGGCAAACTACCTAAAGGTGGGATGCAACTTGACTTCGTAGGTCACGCTGACGTAACCAAAATGCTTATCGAGATTGACCCTGAATGGACATGGGAGCCAACCGCATTTGATGCGAACGGTCTACCGGCTTACCGTGTAGAGAACGGCATGGCACACATGGCAGGCTGGCTCACCATCCTCGGTGTACGTCGCCTGGGTGTTGGCTCAGTCATGCACAACAAACCTGACCTACTCAAAGAGTTGATCTCAGACTTTATTCGTAATGCTGCTATGCGTTTCGGTGTATGTCTCGCGTTGTGGACTAAGCAGGAATGGGAAGATGTATCACACACCCCGTCAACTCCCGTTGCTAAGCCTGCCCCAGTAGCAAAGGTTGAACCAGCAAAGCCAAGCGATCCGCTGGTGTCGATGGACAACATCAAGCGTTTCGTGGACGCTTGCAAGGCTGCAGGACTTCACCACGAAAAGATCGCAAAGTCAGCAAAGATTGACCTCGCTGATTTGAAGGAATCACAGATGCCTGCGTTGCGTGAAGCGTTCGCTAAAGCAAAAGAGTTGGCCGCATCATTCACCGAAGAAGAACCTGAAGTGATGGATGACTTCAACCCTGCGTTCAAGACCACCGAAGAAGCAGTAGCAGCAGTTATCAACATCTTCTCTGCTGAAGAAGTGATCGCAGAATCCAAAGCCAATCATCCTGCTAACGGCTCACCACAAATCAAAGAACCTGGCGCACCGGCAACAACGAAACAGATCGGTATGTTCAGGGCTTTGGCATCAGGCAAAGGCATCGCAACTAAAGCAGAACAACTATCTATGGCATCAGACTCAACAGGTCGTGTCATCGAATCGTTGGAAGCCCTCACCAAGTCAGAGATTTCTGAACTCATCACCATCCTGAAGGCGTAATGCCAGTAGAACAAAACAGGAAGGATTACTGTGAGGGAAACAGAGACAAATGTACGGTTGATGGATGCCCCAAGTTCGGAACTTTGGGACGTGAAGCTCGTGACGGTAAGCGACGGGTCAAAGGATGTAACGATCCTGTTGCTCGCGGAAAGCGGTCACGAACTAAAGGTGATAGCAAAGCTCGACGTGCTAGGAAGAAGTTGGGTCTTAGTGCGACAGGTAATGCAGGCACTCGCCATGAAGAACATTGGGGTGGCTTCTTTCGTGTCGAAGTCAAAGCGGGCGCGCAGGTGGGTCCAATCGCTACTCGTTTCAACCAGGCTCGTTTACAATCTGAAGCATCAAAGTCGTTGGGTGACATACGACCTTTCGCGATGATTGCTATGCCTGATGGCAGTAGTGACGGTATCGTGTTAATGACATTGGATGAGTTTGCGGAACTGGTTTCCCTTATCTCATAAGCATTACCTAAAATTTGCTAGTCTTGGAGGACCGATGAGATCACTTGTACGGCTATTTGCCGTTGCTCTAGTAGGGACGATTACCTTCGGCAGTATGGTTCATGCTGCTGAAGCCCCTGCCAACCCTGCGAACCCGTCAGTATCGTCTCTCTCAGAGGCTTACAGAGCGTCTGACAAGGTTCTGGTACTGCCTGTCGAGGTGGTTCCGGAGGGTGTTCCGGCAGACAAAACGAAGCGTTGCCCCCAATGGGAAGATGAGTTCGCAGAGTTCGGGCTACCCGTCCAAACGTTCTCATACATCGCATACAGGGAAAGCCGATGCAACCCGCTGGCTCACAACAAAACCCTGAACCGTAACGGCTCACAAGATAGGGGCTTGGTCCAGATAAATAGTGGGTGGGTCACGGTCACGGCTAAAGAATGTGCTTCACAAAGAGGCGATCTGTCGGTACTGTTTAACGTACGGTGCAACCTTGCGGTAGCCCGATACTTATACAGGAACGGCGGGCTAAGGCATTGGAATCTATAGACGAATATCAAGACGACAACGAGGGAGAAGAAATGTCGGCAGCCGAAGATTATTACAGCCTGGTAAACAACCAATTCGGTTTCACCGAGCAAGCAGCGTGTCGAGGAGCAGGCCCAGACCTGTTCTTTCTGAACGAGGAAGAAAAAGCAATCAACATTATGAAGCTTGCTGAGGCACGAACTGTTTGTTTCACTTGCAAGGTACAAAAAGAATGTCTTGACTTTGCTGTGGAGAACAATATAAAGTCAGGTATCTGGGCAGGAACAACACCACTACAGAGGAAGGCGTTACGACGTGAGCATAGAAACACCAATAGAGTTTGAGTTAGAGCAATACAAGGATCGCGTTGATGCGATGCAGATGGCAAACGAACTATTGCGCGAGGAACGTGACCGTTACAAGGATGCTGCTGATTCATTGAACGCAGAACTAGATGCCTGTCGAGCAACACTAAAGCAAGCAGAGTCGGTTATCTCCAGGTTGCGTACTCATATTGCGCAAGGTGTGGAGTTGTGACACCAGCGTTAATTGAATTGCTGGTTGACCGTCTGTGCGGAATGTACCCAACCACAAATATCGCCCGTAACACGGTGAAGAACGCTTGGGTCAAAGACGAACTACTGCTGGACGCATCCGAAGAAGATGCCAAAGCGGTACTCAAAATGGCTGAATCATTGGGGCATTACCCGAACCAATTTGAAATCAAATCAATGTTCAACAAAGTTATGGGTGTTCGTCATGCTGAGGTTGGTTGCGATAAATGTGACAGCACCGGCTTCATCTATACCGACCCAAACTTTGAGAACGATTCAATAAAAACAAGATATGTCAAGTCATGTGAATGTAGGAGTTTCTGATGACGTTAACTTTTGGAAGTTTGTTTGCTGGTGTCGGCGGGTTCGACATGGGTTTCGAACAGGCAGGATTTCAGTGTAAGTTTCAGGTCGAATGGGACAAGAACTGTCGCTCGGTGCTGGATCGTCACTGGCCCGATGTAGAGAAATGGGGCGATATCAGTAATGTCAACGGTCGTTTCCTGCCACCAGTTGACTGCATTATTTTCGGCAGCCCATGCCAAGACCTATCCGTTGCCGGTAAACGAGCAGGGCTAGAAGGCGAACGATCAGGTTTATTTCACGAAGCAGTACGAATCATAAAGGAGATGAGAGATGCAACCAATGGAACTTTTCCCCGATGGACAGTCTGGGAGAACGTCGCAGGAGCTTTGTCCTCAAACAACGGACGAGATTTTGGGACAGTCGTCAATGAAATGGCTGAAGCAGGGGCGGTTGTCCAAGAATACGCTGTGTTGGACGCGCAATACTTTTCTGTACCCCAGCGACGGGTCCGCGTGTTCCTCGTCTCTTGCTTTGATCCTGCAACAGCCGAAAGATGTCCCGACCCGCTACTACCTGTCACCGAAAGCGTGCGAGGGGATACTAAGAAGGGCAAACAAAAGAGGCAAAGTGCTGCCAGAACGCTTACAGAAGGCACTGGAGGCGATGGTGGGATCGTCAACGCCATCGGAGCCAGCATCTACCACAAATCAACCGTCGTAAATCAGGACGTGAACTGCGGTCATCTTGTAACCGAAGGTGCAATACTCGGTTCCGATGTTGTTGGATCGCTCAACACTTCCGACGCAAAAATGATTAGTAACCAGTATGTGAACGAAAACAAATGTGTTGTCGAACCATACGTGAAATCTCGTCGCGCTCAATCTGCTGATGATGACGAAACCTGGATCGAAGGCAAAGTAAACCCGACACTCAACTCATTTGATGTTGGTGATACACGCACAACAACAGCAGTATTAGAGCCGGTGCTATTCGAGAACTCGTACCGTGATGGGGCAAGGATTGCCCACGATGGCGTGACACAGACCCTCACCTCAAAAATGGGGACAGGCGGCGGGAACACACCCATGATTGCTATGCCAATACAAGATGGACGGGAAATCGAGAAACATCAAAACGGTTTCGGTGTTGCTTCCGATGGAGAACCTTCATACACGTTGGATCAGACCGGCGCACAAGCCGTAGCGTATTCGGTGCGTGAGGACGCTAAAGCAAACACGTTTAGTGCCACCGAATTGGATCATGCGAACGCGTTGTCAGCGTTGCGTCCATCACCACAGTCTCATCACGCCCAAATGTTTATTGCTCAACCAATGGCGGTTAGGCGGCTCACCCCTATCGAGTGTGAAAAATTACAAGGCTGGCCGGTGGATCACACACGTTGGAAAGCTGACGGAACAGAGATGGCTGACACTCACCGCTATCGTATGATAGGCAACGGTGTCGCTTCCCCAGTAGCGAAATGGGTAGCCGAACAAATAGCAAAGGTCGAATATGCCGAAGGGTGAACATTGGTCTTGTCCGCGCTGCCAACAGCGAATGATTACTCACCTTCCGATAGTGGAACCGCCAACGTGTAGTAACAAACATAAACCGATCCCGATGGTGCAAATAAAATAAAGGGACCGCCTCAACCCGTCGGGGTAGAGCGGGGAGGCGATCCCAATGGCGGCAACACGGTCACGGGTAGGTAACCCGCAAGCGTTTTAATGTTGCCTTACCGCTGTTTAGACTATCTGTAAAACACTCACCCCAACGAACCCGCTCCCGATAATGGCAGCGTTCGCGCTCTCGACGTTGGCAAAGAGATACCAGAACCGTTCCGATGTCGTGAATGTCTGCCCATTCCAACGGTGAGGCCCGGCCCACGTTTTGCCGTCTCGGTCACGAACCAACACCCAACGACTAGCCGACGGTCGAGTCTGGCGCGACGTGTAACGTCGCCATAGAATACCTAACCTCACGCGATAGTCGCCAGTACTTGTATTCCCTCAGCCGTGATATGGCACACTTGCTGCTCGACACCGGCACTAGAGATACGTGTCTTGCCGTTCGGCTTGATATAACCCGCCTGGCGTAGCTCACTGCACCGCTTCCAATAGCAACACTTCGGGAGCAACGCGAGGCCACTTGCGCGACCCGCCTCCTCGTCCGTGAGGTACTGCTCACTAAAGTAGGTGGCTAAGAGTTTGGCGCGTTGTGATCCGGCCCTGACCGTCATAGCTTTAGCACCCCCCGTCGAGGTTGCCCCGTCGTTGCGGCGTACACCCAACCAACCGTTAGCGTGACCGATAGCGGCCCACTCGTCGTAGTTCATTGACTACCCCCTAACAAGTACGTGGCAACACTCCTACCCTTGTCATACCAGACAATAAACGGCTCGGCATAGTGCGCCGTAATGTCTAGCCGATATTCGATAACCCCATGAATAAATGCGCGTAATCTCATTGTGCCTCCTCACATTCCACCTCAACGTCAATAAACATTTCGGTATCGTCCATACCTAGTTGCTCCGCTATTTGCTGCAAGCCCATACGTTCGGCCTGCTCCTCATTCTCGGCGTACACGTGTGTCGTGACTACGCATAGATCGGATACCGCCGTAATGCGGTGCATTAGATCACTCATGCCGTCACCTCCGGCGTGAACGTCAATTCAGTGACACCTAACTCCGATATCACGTCAAGCGGCCTGCAAGCGTCAGTCGGGTAATCACCCCACGACATACCGCCCGATATGACATAATCCTTGCCCTCAATTCTAAGCAAGGTCGTCTCCCGTGAGTCGCCATACACCCATGACAAGTCCTCGATAGCTTGCGCCAGATAATCTGCCTGGTCGTCGTCGTCGATCTCGTCACCGTAGTTGTAGGCCGCACCGATCACGGCGTTGCTAAGTGTCTTTAGTCGTGCCTCCGCAACGTGATAATCCACGTGCCTCGCGCATATTCCAATAGTCATATCTGCACCCATAAATAGACCCCTCCCAGAGTCGTTGTTACCTCACGTTGAGGTAGTCCCCGTTGCGGATCGAACCGCCACGCCCAACGGCGACGGGGGAATAGCTATTCAGTCGTTATGGCAAGCCTCACAAATAAGCAACGTGCCGCTATTGGTTATCACCTCATACTCCGCGTCGTTGCCGGTGTCACAATTCTCACACTGCTTGACTACTTGACTAGGGGTAGGTAACTTGCCGGGATAACGGCCATATTTTTCAGATACCAAAATACCGTACAGATTACGTTCGCTATCACTCCAGTCGTCGAACGTGTCGTGATCCTCCGCGCTCCAGTCGGTAGTGTCAATAAGCACCAACGTTCGAGCGTCGCCGAACGTACCGCTATCAGTATCGAGCCATAACACGGCAGGACGATAGTCGTTCATTGGGTCATGGAATTGTGGCAGCACCCTGATCCACTCATTGAGTATGTTCGCGTCGGTACTCATTACGCCCTCCAACGTGGATAGTCACGGATCACGGCAGGGCCGTTTATGACTACTACCCTCGACGATAAGCCCGCACGTTCACTATCAGTAATCTCGAACGTATCGAAAAATATCGCCGCGTCACAGTCACCCTCCAAAAATACGCGGGTATTTAGCACGTATGAAAACACGCTAATCCCGTCGCCGCCATGTTCCTTGTCTGCCTGATCCGCTTGACGGGCCGCCCATAGTGGCACTTGTAGCCACTCATGCCCACTATCAGTGAACCAACGGCACTCCGCCAACCACTCCGCCCTATCTGCCTGAATAATTGTATTCATAATGTCGTCCCCTCCCAGAGACGTAACCTCGACACCTTGCCGAGATAGCTCCCGCGCCCGTCATGATCGGGCCGCCCCCTACGGGGTACGGGATACTTACTACCAACCGCGCTTGTTTATTTGCTCCCGTCGTCGCTCCACTATCTCGCGGGTATGTCTGGCACGTTCAGCCGGGGTTGGCCTGCGGTCAAGCCAACGAACTAGCACCCACGTCCCCCACAATGGGGAGCAAAGTAGCAACGCCCCTGCACCAATGGCTAACAATTCTCTAATCACCCCTCCACCCCCTCAAGAATTGCCGTGTTCATTCCTAACGAGCTAACACGCGGATCAAAATAGTCAATGATCCGCTCCACCGTCCACGCCTCACCCATATCAGGATCGAACGCGCCCGCCTGATCGAGATAACGTTTAGCACGTTCGGCTGCCACACGGATCGCCTCCGCCTCACTATCCCCCAACCCAATGACCGCATAATACGTGTCAATTTGGGCGACATAATAAACCTGGCTCATGATCTAGCCTCCGCGAACCGTTTAGCGTCGATAGCCTCCAACGCCATGAGGTGATCGCGCCACGCGTTACCGCTAACCGCTATCGGAGCGGGAGTGTGATCCACCTCCAACGGCAACGGATCACGGGTTAGCACGTCGAACGCCTCACGCCTGCACCTCCCCGCATATGCCTGCCACACCTCGCCCATAGGATCAGGGCCGCAAGCCTTAGAATTACGCTCCGCCCGCTTAGCCTCCGCCTCATGCGCCTTAGCCCATGCCGTGAGGTTCACTTGCTTACGTCGCGCCATTATCTACCTCCGAACGCGTCGAGAATATCCCGCAACATGTCGGCGGGAGTGTCGTTCTCATGTTTAGCCGCATGACACGGGAGGCAGATATTGCCGGGAAACATATCCAACGGGGCAACGTCCACCCCGCAAGCCGTACAGGTGAGGCTATCCATTACGCACCAACCTTTACCGCGTCCACACACACACCAACCGCCCCGCCGTCGATCATGCTTGACACCCAATGCCCGCCCCAACCCGCACGACGAACATACTCCGCAATAGCTACCGCGTAATTCTCGCCGATACTCAATGAATAATCCCATGACACGGTAACTACGTGAGGGTCACGCCCGTATATGTTCGCCTCATAACGGCTTACCTTGATACGGCTGCCCCTGTGATTAGTCACGGGCAGATACTTAGCGCGTAACGTAACGCGGTAAGTTTCCGATACTGATAACAATTCCATGATTACCCCTTTATATTGTGAACGGGTCACGCCTCCGCGCCCGTAATAGTGAGATTATCCCAACTATCGCCCCGTGTCAAGCCATGAACCTGATCGCCCCCTACGGGGTCACGGGTAACCGCTAACTATTTTTTATGCGCTCCAAGTGTCGCCAATTTCGAGGGGGTTATCACACTCCCCGCAATACTCCCCGCACTCACAGTCCCGCGCCGGGCCGCCACAGTAAGGGCATGACCCGCCAACGACAACGGGCAACAATACCCGAACCTCATTACACGTATTACAGTACGCCTCGATCATGCCCGCCCCCTCCGCATAATCTCCAACTCATGCGCGTCGTCGAGACACTCATTACACTCACCCTCACGGTTCATGCGTGACGCGTCCCAATGGATCGGGCAAATAGGAACTAGATCACCGTCGTAGTTCATAACGTCTACCCTCATGAGATCGCCCCACACTCACACTTGGAAACGTCCTCAACAACATAGCCACAATACGGGCAAGCCTGATCTATTTCGTCCCATACCCAACCCCACGAACCGATCGGGAACACCTCAACACCGTTCACCATATGACCCGCCAACGCTTGCCAACCCGTCCCGTCCTCAAATTGGATAACACCGTCTAACACACGGTAACCGATCTCCATTTCGTCCTGATCCTTAGCCATATGCTCCAACATGCGGAGACACTCACCCAACGGAAACGACGGGCAAGCCCAACCGTTCCACCTCGACGACGGAATATGAACACCCGCATACGACGTTTCACCGTCGTCGTAACTGAACCTTGTAGCAACGTAATCCATGATTATTTTCCCCCCGTCAAAATACCCAATTCATGACCCTCACGAACAACAACAAAATACGACTTCCATTCATTGTTGCCTAAATAATTTTCCCACGTATTCACCGCCATATCGTTCGCCTCCGCCTCACAACTAAACGAACCGATTACCTCAACACCCCAACAATTAGCGGGCGTGTCGAAGTCACCGAACCCCTCGATAACAATATATTTCTCCATGATTACCCCTTATTTAGTAGCCCGTACCGCTACGGGATCGCCCTAACCAATTAGCGCGACACACACAATATACAGACACAATGCCCCCGTGTCAAGCAACAAAATACCGCCCTACAGATCGGCAGCCACTATCACTAAACGAGATCGGCAACTATCACTAAACGAGATAGGCGGATCACCTAGCTTGTTACTCATGGGTAAGTTACCCGGCGGTAACATAGCTCACGGTGGGTGGGGGTGGGGTCACGGTGAGTGAGAACGCGGTAAGTAGTCGATCGGTCACGTACCGCAACCCGGCGAACACACGTTCGGCAGCCACACGGCAGGCGGGGGTATGCCGAGACGCGTGGGGGTATAGATATATATATGGGTGTGTCTCTGTGTGTGGTTTTGTGACCACTCTGAGTGGTGGGGTGTGTGGTTGTGCGGCTCCACCTTGGGAGGTGGGTTTGGGGTTGTTGGTGGTCGAGTTGATATTCACATACGTGTGTGTATCTTTCTACCAGTGGGTTAGGGATGTGTGTTGCTCCCCCCACGGTTCGCTCTCTGTGAGCAGGTCGCCGTAGCTAGTTTCTTTTAGCCGACACCTTGTTTGGTGAGATGACGTTCACCGCGCTGCTTGAACCAGTAAATAGTTCATCGACCCAGGTTCCCCTGTTTATGCCCCGCCACCTGCAAACGTGGTACAGCCATGAAGATTGCTTCGTGTGCCGTCATCCCGACGGGTGTGCGTAGAGTGTAGCAGATGAAATCAGTGTTGGTGGATGTGAGGAGGACCGGAGCCATCCAGTTCATTTAAGTGCTGTTGCTCTACGGCACACCCACCAACGTGTGTATAGTAGCAGTTATGAGGGATGTAAATTTGTTGCTTGGTGATTGTCGTGACCGGCTCAAAGAACTACCAGACAACTCGATTGACAGCATTGTGACTGACCCACCGTATGAGCTTGGGTTTATGGGTAAGAGTTGGGATGCGTCGGGTGTGGCTTATGACGTGAGGGTGTGGCAGGAATGTTTGCGCGTGTTGAAACCTGGTGGACACATGCTCGCTTTTTCAGGTTCACGCACATATCACCGCATGGCTTGCGCTATCGAGGATGCAGGGTTTCAGATTCGTGACCAGATTATGTGGGTGTATGGCTCAGGGTTTCCAAAGTCGTTGAATATCAGTAAAGCGATTGACAAGGCTGCTGGTGCAGAGCGTGAGGTTGTTGGTAGTTATGAAACACACGACATTCGTAACGCAGGTCTGATGGATCGCAAAGGTTCAATGATGGTTGATGTGACTGCCCCTGCTACGGCTGAGGCTAAAGAGTGGGATGGTTGGGGTACAGCGTTGAAGCCTGCGCATGAGCCGATTGTGTTGGCTCGCAAGCCGTTGGTGGGGACTGTCGCTAACAATGTTTTGACGTATGGTGTTGGCGGGTTGAACATTGACGGATGCAGAGTCGCCCACCAATCAGAAGAAGATAGAGCGAGTGCAACACCTCAAGGAAAAGTAACTAGCAACAAAATGGCTGGTTCAGCACCTGATGTTTACGATGCAGGAAGAGTGGACGTTGACAGACCTGACACAGCACTTGGTCGTTTCCCTGCGAACTTCATTCATGACGGATCGGACGAAGTATTAGAACTATTCCCTGACACTAAGGGTGGAACATGGAACACCACTAAAGGCGCACGACATTTCAACAATGATGGTGAGCCAACAGGGTATGCAACTTCTAAATCTGATAGTTCAACGGGTTCTGCTTCACGGTTCTTTTATTGTGCTAAAGCCAGCAAGAAGGATCGCAACGAAGGCTTAGATGGATTTTCCGAGGTTCGTTCTGGCGGTATGTCTGCAACGATTGAGGGTTCAATGCTTACTGGTAGTGGAAACCAACGAACAACAACCAATAAAAACCATCACCCAACGGTTAAACCAACAGACCTCATGCGCTACCTGTGCAGACTGATAACCCCACCAAACGGCACAGTCCTTGACCCATTTACAGGTTCCGGTTCAACAGGTAAAGCAGCTGTGCTGGAAGGATTTAGTTTCATTGGTGTTGAACAGTCAGAAGAATATATTGCGATTGCAGAAGCTCGTATAAAGTCTGTGTATGACAGCGGGGCGTAGCGGGCGACGACAAGTTCCACCACAGGATGTGGCACGTTTTTGGCAGGCGCGTGCGTCAGGTATGTCGATCAAGGATGCTGCGAAGATTGCTGGTGTTCATTACAACACTGCACAAAAGTGGGATGCAAAAAAGAAGATTGCTAAAGCTGAAATAGAGGTTGGGAAGTTGGAGCAGGGCACTGCCCGTAAGAAGGTGGGTGGTGTTCAGGCTGATGCTTGGGCGAAGGTGATGGATGTTTCTGATCTTCCACCTGTTATCCCGTATGACCGTTTGAGTGAGGAAGCGCAACGCGGGCTTGTGGATTTCGACTATTTTAGGCGCAGGTATTTGGGCCGTATTCCTAGTCCGTGGCAGGTGGATGCCGCATACAAGATCGAAGATTATTTGTTGTCTAACGATAAACAGTTTGTGGTGTTGAACTGTCCCCCAGGTGCAGGTAAGTCCACCTTGTTTCACGATATTGCTGTGTGGCAGATTGTGAAGAACCGCAAGATTCGTGTGATGATCGGCTCGGTTTCGCAGTCTCTAGCCAAGATGTATTCGCGTCGTATCCGTGAAACCCTTGAACGCCAGTTCCCGTTGGACCCTGACCCTGTGCTGATTGACAAAGGGCTGGCAATAAAGGCGGAAGCGTGTTTGGCGATTGACTACGGTAGGTTTAAGCCTTCAACTTCAGGGTCGTTGTGGCGAGCTGAAGAATTCATTGTTGAACAGGAGGACATGGGTGGGTTGGATAACAAGGAACCAACTGTTTCTGCTTACGGTATTGAGTCTGAATTCATTGGTCATCGTGCCGATCTGTGTTTGTTTGATGACGTTGCATCACCGGAGAACGCTAAAGAATCTGCGGCAAGAGACAAACTCATTGAGAGATGGGATTCAATGGCTGAAGCGCGAGTCGATCCAGGCGGTTTGCTCGCCGTCGTCGGACAAAGACTTGGACCTTTGGACCTCTACGCTCATTGTCTCAGCAAAGTCACCTACGAAGATTTCGAGGATGATTATGACGGATCAGATACAACGGACATTTCACAAGACACAGAGCCGTTAAAGAAACAAAAATATCATCACCTGATTTATAAAGCGTATTATGAGGATTTGGACACTGGACTTGCGTCTAAACGGAATTCGTCCCCTGCATGGCCTAACGGACCACTCCTAGACCCTCATCGGTTGTCTTGGAAAGACTTGTCGTACATAAAACATTCCAACCCATCCAAGTTTGCGGTGGTATATCAGCAGGAAGATCAGGCTGAAGGGAATTATCTGATTGAACGTGTGTGGGCTACGGGTGGGATTGGCCCTGATGGGGTGCTGTATCCAGGCTGTGTGGACAATGAGCGTCGTCCAGGTCATGTACCCCACAACTTGCAACCCCCGCTGATCTCGATTGCCAGCGTTGACCCGTCACCAACCATGTTTTGGGCTATCCAATGGTGGATATATCAGCCTGAAACGAACCTAAGGTTCCTGATTGACGTGGAAAGAGTCAAACTTACAGCCGAACAGCTCCTCGGCTTTGATACTACGACCCGTGACTATTCGGGAATCATGGAAGATTGGCAGAACAGGGCTATGGACATGGGCTACCCCATCTCACATTGGGTAGTTGAGGTCAACGCAGCCCAACGATTCTTGTTGGCACACGACTTTGTTCGCAAATGGCAGTCCCGACACAACGTAAACGTGATCGCACACACCACTAGCCGTAACAAAATTGACGAAAACCTCGGTGTGGAAGCGTTGCTTCCACAGTTGTTCCGTTCCGGTGCAATCCGAACCCCATCTATGCGGGAAAACTGGAAAACACTAGCCTTCATCGAAGAACACTCATCATGGACTAGGGATAAAAAGAACGGTACTGACCTTGTGATGGCGTGTTGGATGGCGATGTTGCATTTACCTAACTTGTCACCGATTAGTCGGCCACAAAAGAAATGGCGACCATCTTGGCTGGTGTGATACCTTTATAGGACTTACGCGAACAGAGGTTTTATGGCTACAGCAAAGAAAAAAGCACCAGCAAAAAAGGCAGCACCAGCAAAAAAAGCTGCATCTGCAAATAAACCTAAGCCAAAAGAACCACCTAAGCCACCAGATAGGCAACGTCCTTCAACAGTTCCTCCGCTTCCTGGCAAGGGCGCAAGTCCTCGTAATCCTCGCGCTATGACAACAGCACAACTTGATGCTCGTTTAGCACAAATGCAGCGAGATGCAAAAAACAGTCGTCTTGACAGTTACACACCTCGTTCTACTGGTCGTGGTCTTGGAGGCATTTCTGGTGGTCGTGGTAACTCAGGTCGTGGTGGCGGTATGCGTGGTGGTGGTGGAGCCATGTTGGGTCGCGGCAAATAAAAACAAATGCTCACTACTGAGGAAATAGTCCAACTCTACGAGCAACGCCGTAGAAATCAAGGTCCTGTTCAGGAGCAGATGCGTCGTGTACGCGATCTAGCCAACGGTGACGTAATCGTTCCATTGAACGAACTTGATAAGAACGCTAAATCTTCGGTAGCAAACCTGTTAGTACAGGGCTTGGATCAGATGTCTATGCGTGTGACATCAACAATGCCATCCCCATATTTCCCGCCAATCAAAGAAGGCTCTGAACGCTCTAAGTCATCTGCCCGTATGCGCAAGCGTGCGATGTTGTCCATCTGGGATCACAACCGTATGCAGATGAAGATGCGCCGTCGCGCACGACACTTACTTGGCTACTCACAATCTGCTGTTGTTATCAAACCTGACTTCAAAACTTTGATGCCTGTGTGGTCTGTACGCAACCCATTGGACACTTTCGCTGCACCAGTAGATGATCCTGATAACCCGATCCCAGATGACTGCATTTTCACGTATCGTGCCAGCGCAAGCTTCCTGCTAGAAAACTATGGCGAACTTGTATTAGGGAAACTGCGTTTAGGCAAAATTGCTGCCGACACCAAATACACGATGCTCGAATATGTTTGCTCAGATTCCATCCAACTGATCGTTCTAGGTGCGGAAGATTCCCCGAACCTGACAGTTGGTGAACGTGCAGGCATTGAAGCGATGATGCTTGAATACATCCCGAACCGTACAGGTATGCCACTAGCAATCGTTGCTAACCGCATCACCCTAGACAAGCCACGTGGACAGTTTGATGGTGTGATGGGAATGTATTACACCCGCGCACGACTACAAGCCTTAACCGAGATTGCTATTGAGCGAGGTATCTTCCCTGAAGAATATCTGATCGCTCGACCAGGTGAGAACCCAGAGATTTTGCAGGTCGCTGATGGTAAAGCCGGACAACTTGGTGTTGTTAAGGGTGGCGACATTCAACAGTTGCAACTCAACCCAGGCTATAAGACTGACACAGCACTTGATCGTTTGGAACGACAAGAGCGTTTGGAAGGTGCGATCCCTGCCGAGTTCGGTGGAGAATCAGCCAGCAACATTCGTACTGGTCGCCGTGGAGAATCCGTCCTGTCGGCAACCGTGGACTTCCGTGTACAAGAAGCACAAGCAACCTTTGAACAATCCATACTTGAAGAAGATAAAGTTGCTATCGCTATCGAGAAAGCGTATTGGGGAAACCAAGAAAAGTCTTTCTTCTTCGGACGCAAATCATCTGCTGGTGAAGAAACCTATACACCAAACAAACTTTGGCAAACAGATTTCCACTATGTCGCATACTCTGCGGCAGGCTCCGATGTGAACTCGCTGATAGTCGGCCTCGGTCAACGACTCGGAACAGGACTTATGTCTAAAGAATCCGCTCGCGAAGCCGACCCGCTTATCAGCGACCCAGACCTAGAACATGACCGCATCATCTCGGAAGGAGTTGAATCTGCTTTACTTACAAGTATTCAGCAACAGGCTGCGGACCCTAATGGTCCGTATCAGCCAGAAGATTTGGCATATCTAACGAAACTCGTTGTCGAGCAAGACGTGCCGTTGTTTGAGGCTGTTCGTCGCACCGATCAACGCGCTAAGGATCGTCAGGCAACACCTGCACCAGCAGGCGCACCTGAAACAATGCCAGGTCTAGGTATGCCAGGTATGGGCATGGAACAACCAGCAGGTCCACCAGCACAAGCAGGCCCACCACCTATCGGTGATCTACTCGCACAACTAGGAGGGTAAGTGAGCGACATTCAAGCAGGAACAAACCGTGTAGCAATCCAAGCTGCAACAGGTCAAACCTACGGTAAAGCAACAGAGCAAATGAACGCTCAACGCGCTGTACCAATGGGAACACCACCAACAGAAGCACCACAAGTACAACGCCCTGTGCCTGGCACTTTGGGTTCTTTGACTCGACCAACGGAACGACCAATGGAACCTATTACTGCTGGCGCACCATTCGGTGCAGGTCCAGGTCCAGTTGGTGCAGGAATCCCACAACCTACGGGTGATAGTGCGTTAGAGGAATTGAAAGCGATCTATCAGGCGTATCCGAATGATGATCTTGCAGATTTGATTGATTCTTACAGCCGTGATGGTTTGTAATGACACAAGGCTGGTTTGATGCTCTAAGTGAGCAAAAGTTTTTTGACCAATATCAGGCTAACGAAGCAGCCAATGCTCGATACAAGGCAAGTGCAACACCTGAGATTGCTTCGCGTGTAGGACAGATTTACAGTCAGTCTCCGTGGATGACCCCAGGACAAGTGTTGTCTTTGGCTAAAGGTAATGCTTCACCACAAACTGTTGACGCTGCTTCACAAGCACAAGCCAAACGTGTACCTGCGTTGCTTGATCCGAACAAACCTGATGATAAGGGTTTCTTTGAGCGAAATGTTTTTGACAAGATCAAGGAAACAACCCGTTGGTCTTTTGCAGCGTTAGACACCGTTAAGGATTTGTCACAGAACGTGGCATCACAAGTATTCAACCCGAATGACCCTGCTGGTTTTGATGGCTGGTTCCAGTCAACCTCATTGGGAACAATGCTGTCTGACTCTGAGCAAGCCGGTGAAGGTTTCTTTCTTGGTGGCAAAGCAGCCGAGAAGCAGGCTGAACGTGCGCGTCGTGTCCGTGGAACGATCAATGGTTCGGCGTGGACTGTTGGGCGTGGTGCTGCAAGTTTGGTGTTCACCCCAGGCTCTAAGGCTTACGGTATTGCGTCAGGTTTGCTAGATGCTGTTGTCGCTGTTGGTTCTGACCCAACGTTTCTCGGCGGAAAGTTGTATGCAGGCTCTAAAGGTTTTAGTTCGTTATCAGAACTGAAGTCTGCACAAGCAGCGATTCAAGGTGTTCGTTCGGCGGAAGAATTGTCGGCGGTACAGAAAGCTCTAAAGGCGACTACTCGCGCTGATGCAGGTCTGACCGATGCCGAACAGTTGGTAGTTGACAGTTCCAAGTTCCTGAAGTTTTGGCAGACTGATGCTCGCGCTCGACGACTTGTGTCCAATCTTGGTGATCCAGCGAACAACGATGCGTTCAGTATTTTCCGTGACACTTTTGGCGGAAAAATAGATATTCCTACGGCAAAGCGTTTGGCTGCCGCTAAAAACGAGAACGAAGTATTGAGCGTTATCGCTGATGTTACGAACCGTTTGGACGACGCTAACCCGAACTTGTTGCCAACAGATATCCGTCAGCTGCCTGGTGCAAAATTTGGTGCTTTCCAAAAGCAACGTTCAGGTTTGTATAACTCATTCAGGCACAACAAGTTATTTACGACGATGCCTGAACAAGTTGTTATTGCTGGTACTGATCTTGACAACGCAAAAGCAGTTCTGAACTATGGCCGTTTCTTGGACACCATTGGCACAGGTAAGGCTGGTGTTGCTTTCAGTCAGACAACCGAAGGTCGAACCCTGCTCAACAAGATCATGGATGCCTACGAGTCTGGTGCAGCGGCAGACATCAAGCAGGTTGATGAAGTTTTTGATGAAACCGTCAAAGTTTTGTTGAAGCAAGAGGGCGCGACAGAAGAACAGATTAAGAATTTGTTTAAGAATGTGAAGCAGGCTGGGGAAGAAACCAGAGCATATTTTGTTAATGCTGCTGGACGACCTGAAGATGGTGGCTTTGTTGCCGCATTACTTGATTCTGGTCAGGCAGATTTGACTGATTTCGCTGACCTTGATCCTGCTTATCTGCGGTCGATGAAACTTAATGGACCTGGATCAGTTCTTGAATTGATGGATAGAACAAGAATCTTGCCTGATGTTCGTGAGGTTCGCCGTATTTCTGGCAACAGGATGATGAAACGTGCTTTGACTCGACGAGGTGGGGATCAACGTGCCGCTGTTGCTTATTCAGAATATCTACAGAACAAAGTTTGGAAACCTTTGACGCTGGCTACTGGCGGTTACATAATGCGTAACATGGTTGACGCACAGGTTCGTATTGCCACTATCGGTAAGGAAGGTTTCTTTAACCACCCAATCCGTTATATGCAGTGGGTTATGGCTCGCAAAGCCCCTGAAACTATCACCGGCAGAAACTTTGATGAAATCATGAAGGCCGCTGTTGACGACATTTCACGCGACGAAACCCTTGATCCATTTGTTGAAGTGATGACAGATGGTTTGAAGCGGAACTTGGAAGACCCATTAGCCATTCACGCTCATGCTGTGAAGAACGGTGCATACGAACTAGTCACAAAACAAGGGAACCGTGATCGTTGGTTTCTTGGTTTAGGTGAGGAATACGCTCAGATCGCTAAAGACGGTGTGATGAACGCTTGGGCTAAGGGTGTTCCGATCAACGAAATGATTGATTATCTGCGTGGCACTCCTAAGGGCAAGGAATATCTACGACAGTTTGAACGGTATCTAAAGACTGGTGTAACCATTGTTGACAACAACGGAAACCAACGTGTCTTAAAAGTCAAAGAAGTTAACGACAATGTTCTGAAAGCTTGGATTGAAAAACTTGCTGGTAGCCGTGTTGAACTAAAAACTGGTGGCGACCCTGACCTCAAACTTGCTATCGGTCATCGCCGTGTTCCGTTCGGGCCAACACAGTCTGTTGATTCAAACAGTATTGCTTTGACCGACATTGTTGATGGACCTAGAGAACTTGGTCGTGGGACTGTGTTCCGCGCAGGTGTAGACGCTGACGGCAACGAGATTTTCTATCTTGTTACTGACGCAAAAAATGCTACTGTCACAAAATCTTCGGTTATCCCTGAGTTTGATGAAGCCGACAGGTTGGACCTGACTATTCGCCGTGTGTCCAACAACGACATCATTGATACCCCTGAGGGTCGAGCAGAGTTTGCAGAGTTTGTGAAGTCCCGTAATACCGTTATCGAGGGTGACAAAACTTTGCGTCAGTTGCCTGGAACAGTGAAGATCGCTCAACGTGGTATCGGTGTCAGGGAACCTAATGCAGCCGAAAAAGCGTTGGATCGTTTCACGGACTGGTTCTTTGTTGGTGTGTACGGCAAAGCATCACAGACTTTTGAGAAGTCGCCTGTGTTCAGACAGTTCTACTATGAGCAGGTTTCCAAGAATGTTGATTTGCTGTCAAAAGATGAAGCAGTAAAACTGTTGAAGTACATTGATGACTCTGCCACGCGCAACGGTATTTCTGTAGAGAATTATGTGGGCGGTAAAAAGACTCTTGCCCGTATCAATAAGCTTGCTGAAACCGCATCAGGTGAAGGCACAATCAAGGAACTGGATGACTTCGCACAACTAGTTGCTTTGAACAGCACCAAAGAAGCCCTCTATAACGCTTCAAGCCGTAACAACCTTGAAGACATTATGCGTATCCTTATTCCGTTCGGTGTTGCCTACCGTGAAGTCACAGGAACATACCTACGTCTGCTTGCTGAGGACCCAACCCGTATCCGTAAAGCACAACTTATTTACTCAGGTGCAGAAAACTTTGACCCTGATAACGACGGTCAAGGGTTCTTCTACAAAGACCCGACAACGGGTGAGAACGTGTTTAACTTCCCGTTCTCAGGCGAACTGACCAAACTGCTAACAGGTGTTGAAGCCCCTCTACAGGGCGGTGTAAAGCGTCTGTCGCTGGGTCTACAGGTCGTTCCGTCGCTTGGTCCAGTAGGTCAGATCGCAGCGTCAGAACTGATCCCTGACTCACCGAAGTTTGATGACGTGGTTGGTGTCTTGTTGCCGTATGGTCGAGGATCGTTTAACGCGATGCCTTCGTGGGCTGGCAAGATTCGCTCAGCTTTGCGCGATGACCCAACAAAACTGGAGTCAATCTACGCCAACACCTATGTGGACACCCTGCGAGCATTGTCTACTTCGGGTGACTACGACCTAGATGATGAGCAATCAAAAGCAAACCTGATGGCTGACGCTAAATCCAAAGCGAAGATATTGACGGCGTTGCGTGGATTCGCACAGTTCGTCGGCCCTACCGCACCATCACTTGAATATGTGGTGAAAACCAAATCAGGTGACGTGTATGCGTCTGCGATGGTCCAAGAGTTTTATCGTTTGCAGAACGAAAACTATGACACCGCTGTCCCAAGGTTTATTGAACTATTCGGTGATGACGCGCTGCTGTATCTGTCGTCTAAGAGCAAGTCTGTTGCCGGTGGGCTAGAGGCAAGTGAGCAGTTCGGTGATTGGGAGCGGGATAACGAAAACCTGTTGGAGCAGTTCCCTGCCACAGCAGGCTATTTTGCCCCAGGTGGCGATGACTTCTCGTTTGAGGTGTGGGATCGACAACTCCGCAAGGGTCGCCGTGAACGGCTATCTGATACAGAGATCATCAAACAGGCCCAATATCGCATGGGCGCATCCATTTACCGTTCGTATCGCACACAAGTTGGGGCATATCCAACGGCAGAGCAACGCGCATGGTTGGGTAACATCCGCAAGGAAATCAACAAACGATATGCAGGTTTCCCTGTGACCCCTGTGTTTACGGTTGGTGAGTTTGAGTCCAAGTTGGCTGAAATGCGTACTTTGATTGAATCACCACAGTTAGAAAACAACGGTGTCGCTAAATCTATTGCAACCTATTTGGATTACCGTGACAAGGCGGTCCAACAGTATGTGGCAAGTGGTGGCAAAGAGGGTGGTTTTGATACTGCGAAGAAAGCAGAACCTCTCCGTGACTACCTTGTTAGTATTGGTCAAGCACTAATCCAACAGAACCCTGATTTCGCAAGAATTTGGGATCGCGAACTTTCATCTGAGGTTGACAAATGAGTGAAGACCCAATTAAGCAGGGAATAGACGCTGCTGTTGGCGCACAACCTGGTGTCGCTAGTGCTACTGTCCGTCCACGCGAAATCATGACCCCACCATCGGAACAGTTCGGCGCATACCGTCAAGCTGAACCTGGTGCTTTCCAGTACATCCAAGAAGGTGTTGGTGCGGTCGGCATGGGTGTCCGTTCCCGTACTGGCGGTGGCGCGCCGTCCCAGTCAGGGGCGATGTCCAAATTGTTGTATTACGGGCAGAACCTTGTAAACGAACAAGGTCAGATCGAACGCAAACCTTACGATGCCCCGAAAGAAGCGTATGCGGAGTTAGCGAAACTGAACCCAACGGATCGTGCTGCTTTGCAAGCAGAGTTGTACCAACGCGACTTTTACCGTGGCAAGGCTCGACCATCAACCACAGGTTTTAATCCTGCCGATATTGATGCGATGAAAGAACTGTTGCTGACTAGTAACGAGTACGGGTATAACTGGAAAACTTCTTTGAACTTTGTGCGTCAAGATTATCCTGGTTCTGGTGGTGGTCGTAAAGCCCCATCAAAGATGGATACCCGCAAGTCTTTGGATGAGAAAGCGGTTGAGGCTTTGGGTCGCAAGTTTACCGATGCTGAGATTGAGTCTTTGATCCAACAGGTTCAACAGAAATCTGTTGCCGGTGAATCGGGTTCGTTGGCAACGATTAGTGAGAATGTGGTTGCTGGTGCTGCGACTGGTGAACAGCAGGCTTACCGTTTTGCTCAGGTTGCTGATTTGTTTAACGAGATGTTAAGGACTGGATAATGGCTGAACAAGATTATTCCAAATTAGATTTGATTGCCTTAGATAAGGCTATCTCTGATTTGACAGAGAGAAAAAATGAGATCAATAAAGACCTTGAACGTGGCTACGCCTTTATGTACGTCAAGGGAACTCGCAAAAGAGTAGAACTGTCACAGTTCTCCCCTGAGTACGAATCTTTTATTAGTCAAACAAAGCAGTTGGATCAGGAAATCAATACTGCCCTCACTTTTGCTAGGAACGCAGCATCCTCTTACACTCCACCTGTTGGTCCATCCAATAAAACTTCTCGCAAAGAACAGTCTTTAGCAAACAAGTACGTAAATGCAAAGGTATCTGTTGGGCCTGCTGCACCTACTAATCGTCCTGCGAAACCAGCAACAGTTGAAGAAGTAATAACTTCAGCAACGACTGGATCAACGGCAACTACTGGCACAGGAACGACTGCCCCTGTTGTCACGACAGTCAAACCGACAACAACCCCTACTGGCACGACGGTCACAACAAACAAAGGCAAGACAACCCCTAAGACGCCAGTAGCAACCCAACAGAACTGGATTGATGCGCTACAGCAATTCTTCCCGTCCTACTCTGACGACTGGTTGGCTGCTAACGCTGAAACATATTTTGGTAAAGACCTGCTTGATTTGATGATTAAAGTTTCTGACCCTAAAGGAACTTATGATCTTTCGTCAACTGCTGGTCGAGACAGGATCAAGCAGGAACTTCGTGGCACAAAGTATTGGCAGACCACGATCTCTGCAACGAAAGAATTTGACCAGCTTGTAGACGCAGACAAAGAGAACCTGATCTCGTTAACTAAGTCTCGTATTGCTAATACTTACGGTGACATTGGTCTGACTGATGCAACTTTGACCGAGGTTGCCACAGCTGTTGCGCGTAACGGTCTTACTGGTTTAGGCGAGAAGCAGGCTGTATTCAATGCCACGTTCAAGTCACCTATTACTTCAGGTCAGCAAGGTCGAGCATTGTCGGGAGCGGACGCTGACCGTATTCGCAAGATTGGTCGCGCATACAACTTCAAGGTATCTGATGACCAGGTTCAGTCGATCCTTACTGGCGTACCGGAAGCAGGCACAGGTCAGGTTTTGACTGAGGAAGGTTTGCGTCAACGTTTGCAACGCGCTGCTAAGGGTGCGATGCCACAGTTGGCTGACCAGATTGATGCAGGTCTGTCATTGGAGGATATTAGCGGTAACTATCGTCGTTATGCGGCTGACCTGTTGGAGCGTTCTGAGGATGAGATTGATATGTTCTCAGGGCCATACTTAAAGGCGTTTGGAAGCAAAGACGGTGGACAGTTGTCGTTGTCTGAGTGGGTCACAACGGTCAAGAGTGACCCTACTTTTGGTTGGCAGTACACGAAGCAAGCTAATCAGCAGGCTACGGATATTGCTTTAAGTTTGGCTAGAGCCTTCGGAAAGGTCGGATGATGAGTGATACAGGTTTAGGTGGTGTTGATTTTTCTCTTGGTTTAGAGGAGATGGGTGCTGAACTGTTGGCGTATTTTCAAACTGCCGAAGGTCAGGCAGCCCTCGCTGAGTCTGGTTTTGAAACACCAGTCATCCCCGACGAGGCCATCCCAGATGCAACACCCCCAGATGCAACACCCCCAGCTGGCGGTGGGCCAACCCCTCCAGGTGATGATGATGAAACCGATGAAGAAGATAACGCTCTGGCTGTAGCGATGCAACAGGAACTAGAGTTCCAGCAAGCTCAACTAGAAGCAGCAACGAAACGTCGCAAAGAGGACGCTCGCGTAACGATGGCTAATGTCCTCAACACCTACGGTTTGGGAGAACTGTCCGACTACATTTATAACGAAATCATCGTCAAGGAAACCGTCAACCTCAACAATCCTGACGCAATCATTTTCGCTATCCGTGAACAGCCTGCCTACAAAAAACGATTTGCTGGTAACGCTGCACGTTTGAAGAAAGGTTTGGCTGAACTTGACCCTGGCTCATATATCGGATTGGAAAACCAGTACCGCGAAACCTTGCGAGCCAACGGTTTACCAGCCAACTTCTATGACCAGTCCGAGGACTTCCAATCTTTGATTGAAGGCGATGTTTCTAACTCAGAGCTGAACGAGCGTGTCCAGCAGGGCTATCGTGCTGTCGCTGACGCTGATCCAGCCGTCAAGGAACAGATGAAGAACTTGTATGGCATTGGCGAAGGCGAACTAGCCGCATACTTCCTTGACCCACAGCGCACAGCCCCACTACTTACCCGTCAGGCACAGGCCGCCAACATCGCAGCACGTGGACTAGAGCAAGGTGGTATCCAGTTGACTGGTGTGTTTGCTGAGGAT